TTCTTTTTTACTCATTCCGGCTGCTTTTGCTGCAGGAACACATTTTGCATAACCTCTTTTTTCTCCCGAAGTTCCACATGGAGGGTGTTTACCATCAACTTTTTTTCCGATGTTTACCCATTTTTCTTTAAACCATTTATTTAAGTCTTCCTTCATTTAGAATAGTTTCATATTATAAATATATAAAAATTAACGAAGTAACCAAGTTAAGTTTTCAACTTCACCTTTACCTATTTCCATTTCATATGGATTCTTACTTAAATAGCCAGTTGATACAAATCCTTCATACTGATTTATTTGAGAAGCGTTTAACATACTCTTAGTTAAATCAATTCCTTCTTGTCTTAAACGGAGTGCGGTATTACGAACCCAAAGTCCAATTGCTAATGCCATCGTAAGGTCATCATTATAACCCTTCATAGCTTCAGCCCTACCACCATTCCAAATAAATGTAAATAACTCATCTATGAGTCTTTGTGAACGAATTAGGATATCCTTATCGGTCATATATGTATCTAATGCTGATATGATAAGAGGACGAGTTTTAGATGTTGTAGAAAATCCAGCAACCATTTGCTTTTCATCTCTATAAAACTTATTACTCATCTGTCTTTCGGTATCAATATATTTTAAGTCATTACTCATATAGAAAAGATTTCCATATCCTCTATTGATGATTTGTTGAATTGTTGCCCAACCTACGTTTGAGTTTTCCACAACTAATAAAGCGTTATTATATTCGGTTGCTAAACTTACTAAGAAGTTTCCAAAATCTTTTGTTTCAATTTTACCTCTATATTCGGCAACTTGTGAACTATCTTCGATATCGATTACTTGTATTGTTGAAAAATCGGCTCCATCTCCACGTGCAACGTCAGCGGATACCATATATTGTCTATTGTAGTTAGGATGTTCCCATACCCATAAATTACCATCAAATCCTCTTTTATCAACAGGCTCTACTACATATGTATCTTTATACCAAGTCAGTAATGCCGGGTCAATTACAGTATCACCTGAACCAATAAAGTCACAATCACATTCTTGTGCTGCTCCTTTGACTCCTAAAATACGAGTTTGCTCATCTCTCCAAGCCTGATTTCTTTCAGGATGTTTTGTCCAATGTAAATTTATACAATTAAAACCATTTATACCACTCTCACCTGCTACCCAAGTTTTATGAAAGAAATTACCCACACCATTTGGTGTAGATAATACAATTGCATTACCACCCGTTGATAGAGTAGATTGTGCTGATAACCAAATTTCATCAATATCTCTAATGAATGCAGCCTCATCCACAACTAATAGGGATAGGGCTTCCGAACGTCCTGCATCGGGAGAAGATGCAATTGCTTTTACCTGTGAACCATTTTTTAATTTAAGAGAAAGTTTGTTATCTTCAACGGATGAACTCCCACCATCTCTTAACCATACTGGTAATAAATCGTGCATTACTCTTACTTTCTCCACTAAGTTTTTTGCTACTGTTACTTTTGTTGCAATTACCAATGCGTTAAAGTCCTGATTAAATAACATTTTCCAAAGAATAAATCCCGCAGATAAAGTCGATAACCCCAACTGACGGGATTTAAGAATAATGTTAAAACGATTATCTTTAAAGTCCGTTAAGCAATCTTCCTGGAAAGGATAAAGGTGAAAGGGTATTTTTCCTCTCACCGGGTGTTGAATAACACAATACTTTTTCATAAAGTAAATGGGGTCAGCCCCACATTTACGATACTCTTCAGCTATTATCTCTTTTAAAGACTTCTTAGGTTGCCCTTGAACTGTCATTATTTTTTAGCTTTTATTTTCCAAAATACACCACCACCAATATATGGAGTCAATGTACCATTAGTACCATCGCTTCCAAGCTTATTAGCAACTCCTATACCTATTTGAAATATTTTATCACTTTTACTTTTAATCAATAAACTAGCTCCAATATTTGAAACTACATCTTCTTTATTAAATCCACCAGTAAATCCGTAGAATACTTGTGTTTTAGGTAATTCTTTTACAATTGTAGTTTCTTTAATAATTCTTTGTTTAACATTTGCATTAAATGTTCTACCTAATAATTTATTTTGGTAAATGGTATCAATTAAAGATACGATTCCTAAACTATCTGGCAAATGTAATGTATCTTTATAAATATTTTTTACAAAATAATCATGCAATAAAGATTGCGTATCTATAACGGCAGGTATGGTTACTTCTTTGATTGTTTCGTGATAGATATCTTCACCTTTCTTAGTTACTACTTTTGTTTTAACGACTTCGACTGTATCAATTTCATGTTTAATAAGTTCATATTTTTTACCATCAACTTTTACAATTTCGCCAGTTACTTTTTTATCTCCACCACATTGTTGGAAAACTACTATTGCAACTAATAATGCTATTGCAATGTTTTTTAAATTCAATAATTTTTTCATACTTTTTATTTTTTAATCAATTCTGGATGATTCAACTCAACCAATTTTTCTTCTAATAATCTTTTTCTTTCTATTAATAATTCAATTGCTTCATATGCACTATCGATATCTTTTTGTAAATCTTCTTTTACTTTTTCAATATCAATATCCCACGTCCAAGTCTGCAATGTTCCATCTTCATTTAAAAATTCAATTTGTTTTGAAACACCGCCTAACGCCTCTTCATATCTATCTTTCATTTCTCTAATATAAGCTAACTTATTTCTAGTTATCTTATAATCTTCATAAAATGGATATGTACCATCATCTCTTAATTCTTGTTCAACTTTAGCCAAACAGGTTGTACACATACCAGTTTTACGAATTAGTTTTTTATCCGCATTACTATACTGAACAATTGTACAATCTTTATTAGAACAATTACTTAATGCATTTAAGTAAGCTCTAATATCATCCATTCTGGTAACGTTGGTTTTATACCCTTCTTTTTGTTCCCACTCTTTACCTTCCTTATCAGTCCAGATTTCACCAACTTCTCTTTTCTTTTCAGCCTCACCTTCATAACCAAATTGTGTTTGATTATTATCCGTTCTTCCAAAAACAGTGTCTATAATGAGTTTACGAGATTTGTGCATCCCTTTTGATTTCTCATCAAAACTTTTTCTTTTTGCCATACTATTACCTTTTAATAACTGATTGTTTATATTATATATATCAAATTAAGCGTAAAAAATACCAAGTATCTGATTAAGTGGTGCAAATGTACCTGTAAGTTTGTAGGTTTTTCCACCATAAAAGAATACTAATCCTTCACTTGCTACAATTCTATCTACTCCGCCTAATTTATTTAATCTTGCTAATTCTGCTTTTAATTTTGCTATTTGTGCAGGATTTCCTGCTGTTCTAACTTGGTCTGCAACTGATTTAAATTTATCTTTCATAGCTCTAATTGCTTTATCCGGATGTACAGTTAATACTGAACTAACAAAATCTAAAATATCTGCACCAACTCCTAAGAATATTTCTTCGAATGGTCTAATATTATCCTTTTGTTGTTTTGCTACATTAACTTTATCATTATTAATTGCCCAAGCTAAAATCTTTTCGTTTGTAATATTATTCTTATCTAATCTAAATGCCTTTTCACCAAATGCCCATCTTCTAACTAAAGCATCTCTTGTCAATTTATCAACCTTTTCAGGTGATTTGGTATCTATAAAGTTTTCCCACCACGCTTGATGATAATTTGCTACATTATCACTATCTGCTAATCCAAATTGAGATTGTAATTTAGATAGCTTACCTAAATACTTTCCTTGCTTACCACTTAGGTTTTCATTCTTTGGTATTGATGTTACCGGTGGGCCCTGTATTGTATATTTAAATTGTACATCTGCGTTCACTTGCTTAATCATTCCTGCTAATTGAGATGCTGCCCCTTGGTTTGCTCCAATAGCAGTTCCTTTATCATCATAACAGGTTGTATTATGAAATACTAATATTGCTTGTCCATAAGGAATAACATTTACCGATGTGGGCCATATTACTTCTAAATTCATAAAGCATCTACCATCATTAAATATTTTTTTTCTTTGAGCTTCTGATAATGAACTAATTGCTGCTGTCAAATCTCTCATTGCAAAATTATATGCATCAGTTAATGCACCTCTACCACCAAATTTAGATGCTACATCAGCTATACCCATTGCACCTGCTCCAGCATTTTGTAAATGTGATTTGTTTCTTGCTGCAATTAATCTACCATTTTTCCAACTGATTGCCAATGCTTGCCCATCGGTTTTTTCTCTTACTACTCCCAAATCACCATTAAGTGCTTTTGAAATAATATTTTTTAAATCACCAAAAGTTAAATCCATATCATCAAATGGGTGGCTCATATGTCCATATGCTCCACCTTCTAATAATAATCCTTCATTTAAGTTTGGTTGATTATTATGCCCACACTTATGGCAAATAAATGTATCACTTCCACCATCTGCCATTTTCCAACTCCATCCACAATTATCACAAATTACTTTATCACCTACTATGGCTTCATTAAATGCTGATGATTTAATTTTATGCCATCCACCGCCTGGCATTCTAAATATTCTTGCGGGAATTTTAAATGTTGAACCTATTGGCAATTTATGCTGATACTGCTTATCTATATGAAGTATTTTTGTTATAAATTCTTTTGTTTTATTATCAGCTCCCAATAATTCTACTTCAATATCAACCGAATGACCATTTATTTTAATTTTTCCAGCATATAAACCTTGCGTTAATTCGTTAATAGCTTTTTTTTCTACAAACTCACGCAATCCTAATTTATCAGTATAATCCGATATATCTTTATAACCACTATATCTTAATTCTCTTGCTACATCATTTCTAGTTGCATGTGGGTTAGCACAAACTGCTGCTCCTATTTTCTTTCTACCAAATGAGCCTGCTTTATCCCATAATTTCATAATTGCTTTAAAATGCCAATCAGAAGTACCAACTTCATCGGTTGCTTTAAAAACATTTTGCCCCTTATCTCCTAATCTAAATGTAGTTGCTTTTTTACCATTAATTGTTGGCATTCCGTGGTCATCTTTTCCAAAATCTTTAACAACAACTTTTTTGTTTTTAAATTTTCCCATCAAAACAGTATCACCCTTATCAACATCTATATTAATATCTTCGGTATAAATTTGTTTATTAATTCTACCATATTCTCTCATTAATATTCCGGCTACCGCATGTGCATTATTCTCCATCGGAGAACCATCATCTCCATCGGATTCATTTCTTACCAATCCCATCTCATCTTGCTTTCTATGAACCATTTCATGTGCAATAGTTCTAAGAATATCTGCTCCCAATCTTCCTTCAATTGCTACATATATTTCTTTAGTTTGTGGGTTATATCCACCTAATGAACTTTTTGTTTCTGCAAATTCCCCACCACCTATTAAGTTTACTTTTGGTTGTTCTTTTAATTTTAAACGGCCTGTTGCCCATTCTACAAAGTGTTGAATAGATTTTTGTTTTGTTTCTGAAATATTTTCTTTTATTAAATCTTCTAAATCTTTTTTTGGTTTATTTTCATTGTATTTTCTTACAGAATCTAACATTTGCTGATTGGACATCTGATATGTGGATAATTTTTCTAAAGTTTTAGATACAACTTTATCTACAAATTTTGCACCACTATCATCTCCCTCTCCTTCCATCAAACTGCCAATTACACCAACCGCAGCAGTTGCTCCAGCAGCGTGAGGACCGGCAAGACCCATTGTTTCAAAAAATGAATGCTTAACTAAATCTTTGCCAACGTGTGCCGCAAAGCCAGTAGCTCCGTGATGTACTAATCCAGTAACACCATGCACTGCCCCATGTGCAATTGCTTGCCCAATACCATGTGAAGCTGCTTGGGTTGCACCATGTGCTGCTGCATGTCCTACTGCATGTGCACCGGCTGCTTTTGCTGCAGCTATACCACCACCAATTGCTCCACCAATTGCAGCTGCTCCTACCATAGATACTCCTAACAATACAACATCTTTTGCTAAATGTTTTAATGCATGTTTTTGTTTATGATGCTCTTCTTTATTATATT